CTTTAGAGGGCCGTCCTTTTGGCGAAGTTATGCAAGTAAAAGACAGAGTTTTATTAGCCAATAATTCTACGGCGATTAGTTATTGGAACCCGATATCTTTTGCAGAAAAAACCGATATTGAAGTACGGGCGCAAGCAGACAGTATAGGCGGGACAATTACCGCTTCTGCTACGTTAGATATTACTTATATTTTGAATGGTACGGAATTAGATGGCTAGTACAAAGAACGTAAAAAGAACCCCTTCCGGTAGGCTAACCTACCGAGGGGAGACATTTGCCGGATACAACAAGCCTAAACGCACACCCAATGGCCCAAAAAAGTCAGCGGTGTTGGCTAAAAAAGGTGATGAGGTCAAGTTAGTCCGTTTTGGCGACCCTAACATGACGATAAAAAAGAACATTCCCGGACGTAGGTCTAACTTCCGCGCTAGGCACAATTGCGATACCGCCAAAGATAAATTTTCGGCAAGGTATTGGTCATGCAAAGCGTGGTAAGTGGAGGAATGATGGCTAAAACAGTACACGAGCTTGAAATTGAGTTCACGGAAATGCGTACAACTCAAAAGCATATTTACAGCAAAGTGGAAGAGTTGCATACCGACATGCGGGATGTCAAAAAAGCCTTGTTTCAAGCTAAGTGGGTTTTAGTTGGTGCGGTAGTTTTTGGTGGTTTAGTTAATAGCGACACACTTTTGCAGCTACTCAAAGGTTTAGGCTAGTGCCGATAACACGCGGACAAGAAACCAAGCAGGTGACTACAATGGCAAGAGGTCTGTACGACAACATAAATGCTCGTAAAAAAGCAGGGACTTCCCGCTCTAAAAGCGAGTCAACTATTTCTCCGGCAGCATACAAGAACATGCAAGAGGGTTTTCCTATGAAAGATCGTAAAAAGAAAATGGGTGGTGGTTCAATGATGGAGTCCCCCCGCAAAGCTATGGCAATGGGAGGCTACGGTGAATCTACTAAGCGTAAAAAAATGCGCTACGGTGGCGATTCTGGTAGCAAAATGGTCAAAGGGCCATGCTCATAAGGAATAAATGATGGCTGTATCTGGTTCAAAAGATTTTGAGCTTGACGTTGCCGAATACGTTGAGGAGGCCTTCGAGCGTTGTGGGATAGAAGCCCGTACCGGCTACGACCTAAAAACCGCTCGGCGGTCTCTCAATTTGATGTTGGCAGACTGGGCAAATAGAGGACTTAATCGGTGGACGATTGAGCAGACTTCGGTGAGCTTAGTTCAAGGGACAGCCGCGTATAGTCTAGGTACGGACACAATAGACATTTTGTCTGCTGTGGTGCGTACTAACGCAGGCGAAAGCAACCAACAAGATATTAGTATATCGCGGGTGAGTAGGCAGGAGTTTTTGAACATCCCTACCAAAAACACGCAAGCGAGGCCGACTGAGTTTTATGTCGACAGACAGATAAACCCTAATGTGAATGTATGGCCTACACCAGACCAAGCGTATACTCTGGTGTTTGATAGGTTAGTTCGTATAGACGATGCAGATACTCAACAGAATACATTAGAAATGCCTTTCAGGTTTTACCCCTGTTTGGCGGCGGGTTTGGCCTACTATATTAGTTTAAAAAGAGCACCCGACCGCACCCAGTTTTTAAAAGCTATTTACGAAGAAGAGTTTGAAAGAGCGGCAAGTGAAGACCGCGACCGAGCTAATTTAAAGCTCACACCGAATAAAGATTATTACGGGGTGTACTAATGACGTATGCCATTGGGATACAGTCCTTAGCTATTTGCGACCGATGTGGGCAGCAATACCCTTATTTAAGTATGCAGGTGGAGTGGACAGGGTTTAAGGTTTGTCAAGAGTGTTTTGAGCCAAAACACCCTCAGCTAGAACCGATCACTAAACCGGCTGACCCACAAGCGTTGCATAATCCTAGAACAGATAGGGTGGAGCCTTACAATGTGTATGTGGGTATTCCCGTTGTGGAAAATGAGTCGCTCGGCCCTGTTACCGGTGTCGGGTGTGTTGGTTGGGTAACGGTGGTTACGTCATGAGTTTTACTTACGGTGAGTTAAAGCAAGCGATACAAGACTATACCCAAAACACGGAGACTAGTTTTGTCAACAACCTGCCTATATTTATACGGGCAGCGGAGGAGCGCATACTTAAAAACGTGCAGCTTACGTTTTTCCGCAAGAATGCTACCGCGAACACTTCAGCGAGCAACCAGTATCTTGGTTGCCCGAACGACTTTTTAGCACCGTTTTCGTTGTCCTATACAGACAGCAATGGTAACAAAGTGTTTTTGGACTATAAAGATGTAAACTATGTTCAAGAATATAACCCTGATGCTACAGCCACGGGTGAACCTAAGTATTATGCGTTGTTTAACACAGACTATTTTATTGTTAGCCCAACCCCTAGTGATACTTTTACTGTGGAGCTGCATTATTTTTACCGCCCTAACAGCCTTACTTCTGGTGCAGATAGTGCATCTACTTGGCTCAGTGAAAACGCGGAGTTGGCAATGTTGTATGGGTCTCTCATCGAAGCGTACACTTATATGAAAGGTGAGCCAGATCTTATGCAGAACTATGACAAACGGTTTATGGAAGCCGTGGTCGCACTCAAGAACTTCGGAGAGGCGAAGGAAATCACTGACGCTTACCGCACCGGACTAGTTAGGAGACCTGCCGTATCTTAACAATACGGGAAAATTAAATAGCGTTTATTAAGAGGAAACACAAATGGCTATTACACAAGCGATGGCAACATCATTCAAAGTTGGTGTTCTTGACGGAACATTCGACTTCAGCAGCGGTACAGCACAGACGTTCAAGATCGCTCTGTTCACTTCAGCGGCTACACTGGATGCGACTACTACTGCATACAGCGTAACTAACGAAGTCTCAGGCACAGGCTACACTGCGGGCGGAAACACGCTGACTATCTCAGCGAACCCTGCTTCAAGTGGCACCACAGCGTTCTTAGACTTTGCGGACACTACATGGTCTTCAGCGACTATTACTGCTCGTGGCGCTTTGATCTACTTGGCTGACGGCGGCACTAACCCTGCTGTTGCGGTTCTGGATTTTGGCTCAGACAAAACTTCAACTGCGGGTGACTTTACTATTGTCTTCCCTGCTGCTGATGCGAGCAACGCTATTATCCGTATTGCCTAAACCTCGAGACCCTAGTTATGGTGACGTTAGTAAATAGAGCTAAAATGTCCACCGCTACGACGGGGACAGGGACAGTTACGCTTGGCTCTGCGATAGCAGGGTTTCAGACTTTTGCAGATGCTGGGGTAGCAAACGCCGAGACTGTCCGGTACACCATAGAAGACGGCACTGCGTGGGAAATAGGCACGGGCACTTATACGGCGTCGGGTACGACGCTTTCCCGTACGCTTGATGAAAGTAGCACGGGGTCTTTGCTTAACCTCTCTGGTAACGCGACTATTTTTGTCACTGCTGCCGCAGAAGACCTGCAAAGCGATACAGCCAATACTGCCTCTACACTAGTCGCTAGGGATGCCTCTGGTAACTTTAGTGCGGGGGCTATTACAGGTACTAGCTTTGTTTCCTCTGGAGACATGACCTTTGGCGATAACGACAAGGCTACGTTTGGTGCGGGTAATGATCTACAGATTTATCACAATGGCACTAGAAATATTATTGAATCCGAATTGCCAAATGAGATGTGGATTCAAGCAGATCAACTCGCCATAAAAAATGGGGCAGGTACTGAGTATTTAGCATATTTTGATGGGGATGGTAGGGCTGAATTTTACTATGACAACGCAGTCAAACTCGCCACAACCGCCACAGGCATAGACGTTACTGGCACAGCAACTGCCACAACATTCTCTGGTGCGTTGTCTGGTAACGCTACGACTGCAACCACTCTAGCTACAGGCAGGACAATCAGCTTAACGGGTGATGTCACAGGCACTTCGGGTAGTTTTGATGGCAGCGGTAACGTAAGCATTGCCGCAACCATAGCTGCTAACTCTGTTGCTTTGGGTACAGACACCACTGGTAACTACGTTGCGACTATTGCAACTGGTGCGGGCCTAGACGGAAGCGCTTCAAGCGAGGGGGCAACCCCAACTATTACTCTGAACCTGAACGAGCTAACAACCTCCACCACCAATGGAGACGGCGATTATTTTGTAGTTGTCGATACAGGCGGTGTACAGAGGAAGCTAACCAAAGCCAATATAGACCTGACAGGGTTTAACAACGATGCGGGGTGGACCTCTAACGTAGGCGACATCACGGGCGTAACAGCAGGCAGCTATCTAACCGGTGGTGGAACCTCTGGTACAGTCACACTAAACGTCGATGCCACCACTACAGCAACAGCAAGTAAGGTCGTCGCTCGTGACGGAAGCGGTTACGTTTTTGCAACTTACTACAATTCTACCGGGACATTCTCTACTACTGGCCTTACTTCTGGTATGGCTAGGTTTACGGGAACTAACGGCTCAGATACCTACGGGCGTTCTTATACAGCTCAAGCTGCCGCGACCCTGTTGTCTGGTTCTACAATGAACATTGCGGGTAACGCTACTACGGCAACCACAGCGACAAACCAATCCGGCGGCACCGTTTCTGCAACGACAGGCACTTTTAGCACTTCAGCCACCATTGACGGTATTCTTTTACGAGACAGCACAAACCGCTCCGGTTTGCTTGAGGTGTCATCTGGAGGTGCTTGGGAAGGTTTTTCTATCGCTCCAACGGGCACTTCTCACTGGTCAATCATGGGTGACCAAGATGACTTTGGTTTCTATGATGATATAAATAACGAATGGATACTTCAGTACAACGAAAACAGCTCTCTTCAGCTATATGCTAATGGAAGCAACACGGTTACGGTTACCACATCGGGATTAACCGTTTCAGGCACAGCCACCGCTACAACATTCTCCGGCGCCCTATCTGGTAACGCTACAACTGCAACTACACTCCAAACAGCCCGTACAATCAACGGCGTTTCGTTCAACGGTAGCGCGAATATTACTTTGCCGACTGTTAATACTTCTGGCGACCAAACTGTCGATGGCGTTAAAACTTTTTCTAGTCTTATAGCAACAAACCCAACAGTAAATTCTGAAAATACCTCTACCGACGGCTCTGTAATGCGGTGGAGGTACTCAACATCTGACGCTTATCAGTTAAGATTAAAGCAAACTGTAACTACTGGGGTAGTAAGGTGGAACTTTAGCCAAACCAACAATAGCGTTGATTATAATGATGTGTTGGTATTAGATCGTGGGAATGTCGGTATCGGCACTACGGCCCCGTCGCAAAAATTAAATGTAGTAGGAAACGCAGAGGTTACAGGAAGTATTTACGTCGCAGACAATATTTATCACTCAGGCGACACAGACACATATTTAGCTTTTGGTACAAATACCATTACCCTTGCTACTGGCGGCAGCTCCGAGATAACCGTCAATACCACTGGTGTGCGTCTAGGTGATACAGGCAACGGATACTTCCAACCTGTCTCGGGTACCTACGGCTCTGTACAGATTGACGGCGGTGCTCACGGTGGTTATGAAGGCTACAGCATCGGCGGACGCGCTGTGTTCATGCACGATAACGGGTCCAATATGGGCCTTTACGACGATGTTAATAATCACTGGGCGCTTAGACACACTTTCAATGGCGCAACAGACTTATATTACGACGGCGCGGCAAAGATATCCACGACAAGCACAGGCGCTAGTGTTACTGGTAGTTTAACTATTGGAGGCCAACTTGCAGTTACCGGCCCTCAAGTTATTACAGCGAATACAACAGC